CAAACCCAGATGTTTGACCACCATTTGTTCCTGCAGCAGCTAGTGCTTGAATATAGAAACCATAAGTTTTATTGTTCATATAGAAACCAGCACCAGGTTTTGTTAATATGCCTGAAATATCAGATGCAGCAGCATTATATACCGAAGCTATATCTGTTAATATGTCACCAGCAGCTAACGCATCTGCAAAATCAACTTCAGTAAAGTCTTTTAATGCACTTGCATCAGCACCCGTTTCGTCTTGTGTTCCATCGTCAGATAAAAACCCTGTTCCGAAAGGTGAAGAACCTTGCCATATTCCGATCTCTAATTGAGCAGCAGCTTTTGCTGCAACTACTTTTAATAAGAAGTCAGAAAATTCGTTTGGTAGGTTTCCGTTTCTATCCATTCCTTGACCAAGCCAAGTTGGAAACACAGTTCCACGACAAATTTCTTCGTTTACTTTTAAGTCGGTAAGCGTTAAAACTTGTTCAGTTGAAGATACACTATCTTCACTTGAGAAAGCACAAGCAGCAGCAACAATAGGATTGCTTGAAGCAATGTTATTGATAACTGCACTTTTTGTTAAACCATCTAATGTTCTTACATAACCTTTAGCCACCGTATCTGGCGAACGTAATGCTGCCGTGACGTATGGGAGAGCGTGAACACCAGCGTATGTATCACCAGTAATAGTTATGTCAAATTCTCTCTTTTTTGATAATTGAATTTTATTCGCCATTTTTTTATTATTTATTTATTATTAATGTAATACGCTGTCCTTTCATCAATAGACAGTCCCTTTAAATCCATAGTTGTGTTAACATTTGATCCTTCTGGTGAATATGTAATTCCTTCGTCAGCAGGCTCGCCACTTAATTCAACTATTTTTCCTTTTAATTCTTCTATTTGTGTTATAAGTTCACCCATAACCTCTTTTGACATTTCTGTCTTTTCTTCTTCTTCTACTTCTACTTCTTCTGACATTTCAGCACTCGCTTCAACTTTGTCAGCTTTTAAATCAGCAACTGCATCTTCAAGATTTTTTATTCTCTTTTCCATTCCTGCCCAATCTTCAACATCAGCTTCATCATCTTCTGCTAATTCTTCTTCTGTAGATTCTTCTGCTAATTCTTCTTCAACAGACGCTTCTTCTTCTACAGATTCCGCTTCTTCTCCTAAGTCTAAAATTTCAGAATTTTCTCCGATTGTTAATTTGTTTCCGTTTTCCATTGTATAGCTACCTGCTTCCAATGCTTCTGCGTTTCCATCATCGGAAACTGCAAAGACTTTAGAACCAATCATAAATTGTTCGTCCTCAGTTGCAACTACACGTCCATCGTCTAGCTTCATTTCAGCGTAGAATTTAACGCCATAAGATTTAGGTTTATTTTTTGTTTTTAACATATTTAAAATTTTTTCGAGAGTTCCCATAACATTAATATATATAAAAGGGTTAGTATTGTTTATTTCTTTATCGTCTGACTGTTCTATTTTTGATAGCAGCACAGACCTTTGCTGCAGTTTCTTTGTTACCATATTCTTTTATTTGGTCACGCATACAATCGTCCCAAGAATACTTCAACATCGCCTTACGTTTAGCATAGGCAACATATTCTAGCATTTTGTATTTTTTTTTGTATTTTCTTTTTCCTGTTTCAGAATGTTCTTCTTTCATCGTAGCGGTTGAATGATCCACGCAAGGCATAAATAACTTAACACCATCTACATTGTGAATATGAGAACCAGAACAACCTTTGAACATTTCAGAATATATGTCCGCTTCTTCTTTTGTTCTGAATAGTGGTTCGCCATCTAAACTACCAACAGGTTTTAATTCGTTAGCTAAAATAACTTCTTTGATTTTTCCTAACATAAATTCGTCAGGACAATCTTCGCATACTTCGTCTAGTATGTCTTTTTTCCGAGATGCTTCAATTAATTTGTCTGTGAAATATCCTTCAATGCTGAAACCACGAACTTCTTTATTCTTTATTTTTTCCCAAATGTCAGGATTGTTTTCTGCACTTACTTGAACAAACCAAGTTCCAAGAGGCATATTTTGGAAGCCATACATATTTGATTTGTCATATTTTTTATTCTCTTTAATCCACGATTCTACAACAGTCAAACCCTCTACAGGTTCTTTGTGTTCAAGTGTGTGGTTGTTGTTCCTTAGATTCAACATAAATAGCTTCTGTGCTTGTCTTATTGTTTCCTTAGTAAAGAACACTTCGTATTCTTCATTAGTTTCTTTGTCTAGTCTAGGAATCTTTTTATCTGGAATTAAAACTGCACCGATTAGTTGCTTTTGTTCTTCATCTATTTTTGCAAGTGAAAGAAAGTCATTGTTAAAAAAAACAAAGTTTTCTTCTATTGCAGGAAATTTAACAACCGAAATAGCATCAACGCCAAACATATCAGCAGCTTCATCTATTATTAATTCAATTAGTTTTTTCTTTTTAGCCATAACATTTATAAATATAAAGTTCTTGATTTTGTTTATAATGTAGCTTGAATGTCTAGTTCTTCTTGCAATGCTTGTGCATTAGAAATATCGTTTTCAACTACGTATGCTTGAACAGGTGGAACGCCCCCTAATGTTGGACCTGCAATTGCTTCCATATTGGGTAACATCTCACCGACTACTGCGGGATTTGAAGATATATCTACGCTTTCTGTTCCACCATCATCACCGCCAGGCACTTTAGCTAGTATTCCTTTTGCACTTGCGATTCCTGATAATACTGAGGCAACCCCCGTTGCTATTGCACCTAAATTTGCAGGAAACACTAACCCTGCACCCGCCTTAATAGCCCCCGAAATACCTTGTGCTGTATTAATAAGTATTTGAGTGATAGCAGTAGCTTTCGCCATCTTTGTTCCTTCACCCGCCAATTGACCCAAAGAACCAAGCATACTTTGTGCCGCTTGTATTTCCATAGCTTTTACAGATGCTATCTGATCTTCTTTTGCTTTTTTCTTTTCTGCATCTGATTTTATTTGTAGTGCTAACAAGTCAGCGGCTTCTTTTTGTTTTAATTTAAGTAAATCATCTGCCGCCTTTTGTTCTGCTGCTAATGCTGCATCTATTATTTCTTGTGCCTTCTGGGCTTCTTCATCTTTTTTGTCTTGTATAGCTTGTAAAGCATCTGCTTGTTCTCTTTGTAATGTTGTTAAATTAATTAATTGTTCAGACCTTTGACCCGTTATTCTTTCATCTAAATCAGCAAGTTCTGTTTTAGCATTAATAACTGCAACTTGTAAATCTATATTGTCTTTGTTTTTAGCTAATTCTTTTTCTGCTAATTCTAACTTTTGTTCAGAGATTGTTCTTTCTTCTTCAAATTGTGTGTCTAGTATTTCACCTAATTTAGTATTAGCGGCAATTCGTTCTTCCATAGTTAAACTAACATCATCTCTAATTTGCCTTTGTATTTCAGCTTCTTTTTGATATGTTAATTGCAACAACCTTTGTTCTGCTTCTGCTAATTTTACCTCGTTTCTTAATCCTACCAACTCTTTTGCTAGCCTTCTGTTTTTTTGTATAGTTGTTTCTACAACTTCATTGTTTTTTTCATAAGAGGAGGTTAATCCATCTAGATCTTGTGTAGCAAACTTTTTGATAAATTTACCTACTTTACTAAAAAATTTAACTGCTGTTTGAGTTGCTTTTACTACTTTATTAACAAGCTCTTGAAATGTTATGCTAATAGTTTCTGTAATGACATTAAAAGAGTCCATTACAGCTTGATTTTTGCCTAATGCTTCTTGTAATTTTACAAACAAGGCAACTATTAAACCAATGCCCGTAGCTTTTAATGCTAGACCAAAGGCTTGTGTAGATATTTTTAATTTTTTAAACCCACCTACTGAACCCTCTGCACTCTTGCCTATTTCTTTAGCACCTTTTGATGTCTTACCTATTTCGCTGCCTACACTTTTTAATTCACTTTTCGCTTTGCTTCCATCTAATTCTATTGGTGTGGTTCTTCGTAGTTCTGCATAAGTTATATCTATTTCTCCTCTTATTTTTTTTAAGTCAGATAATGCTTCTGCCGCATTTAATTTTAGCTTTATAGTTTTTTCTACCGCCATATTATTCTTTTTAATTCTTTAAACATTCTTTTAAAACTTGTGTGATATTCTTGCATACCATAAGCAAAATCTAATTCTTTGTCTTTGTATTCAACCAACTGCAAATGATCTATGCTTTTTGTAATCAAATTAGCCGTGCTTTCTATATATCTTTTTAGTTCCATATTAATAAATCTCCATTTTCAAATAATATATATTGACCATTTTGATACAAGGCAAAATTTTCATCATATCCTAATGAAAAATTAGCAATTCTATTTATATCAAGCTCAACTGTTAATGCCCATATTCTTTTTGTGTCTGTTTGCGTATCATCTAGTCCGAATCTTAATAGATTGTTGCTCATATCTATATATAAAGAACAACTTAATGTTAATCCTGATTCTGTAATTCTAAAATCATTAACACCACCTGCGGTGCTTAATTGCGTTGGACCATCTATTGTGTTTTTAAATGCAGTATGATAAGCAAACGCTTCTGTTGTTCCCAATACATAAGTTGTGCTTGATCCACCAATTACTGTGGCTGTTCCTTTTACTCTAATGACAGAGTTTGTATTGGGTGGTATTGATAAGGGTTTGCTATTTTCTGACCCCTCTGGATAAGCGTAGCCCCTTGTGTCACCATCTGTGTGTCCTGTTAAAACCATTCTGTGTGATTCACCCTGTATTTGAGGTATATTTTTTCTTTTACTTTTATATTTGATGATAATATCATTTCCATAGTAGGGTAAAATTCCTCTGCTATATTTGTTGTTGTCAATGCCCTGAATAAGGGGTTTATTTAAACCGCTTAATGTGTCAGATATTACACTTCGTAAAGTTCCCCGTCCAAGTAGACTTGTTATGCTCGTTTGGTCTTGAACCACTAAAGGCAAACTTCCTGCTAATATACAAGGAAACAAACCTTGATCTTCAAATGCTGTTGCTTGTAAAACAGGATTTCCACCTTGACACTCACAACACGCAACGCTTGTATATAAACTATTTGGAATAGATGGTGTGCAATTTGGCGTTCCTTCAGGACACCACAAGAAACCTGTGTTATTATATATGTTTGATCCATCAATGAAACCAGGAACATAATTACAATCGCTACAATTGTTTAATAAATCAATTACTTTTAACAACTTAACTTTTGTGGACGCTTTTCCTCCGACCTGATAATTAGATATGCTTAAGATTCTCCAATAAGTCTCTTTTATAAAAACCTCGTCATTGAATTTAAAATTGAATATATCAACCTCGTTTAAGTTTAGGTGACATTCCATAATCCGAGCATCAGTATTATAAATGTTGTCTAAGTAGGGCTTCCAATATAAGCCATACAATGTATTCGCCGACCACGTTCCGTTGTTAGCGGTGTAATTAAAAATGTCTGATTCTGTGATGGGTGGGTGCGTCCACCAATATAAGCTTTTGTTTGTTGGTCCTAGCGTGTATGCGTCAGAAACAGGTGTTATATCGTATGGTGTGCAGACAGGATATGTGGTGAAAGTTACAGTATTAATTGCTTGACCTACTACGGGTTGATAATGCAAATTATATGTGATAGTATCATCATTAGAGTTTTTGACTGTTGTGGCTGCCCCATTATACCAAAATAATTTTGGTTTTGTTTCAGCGGTTGTAACAGGAATTTTAACACCCTCATCGTCCACTTCATAACTTAATTCATATTGAACAACCATATTTTGAGGATAAGGAAGAAGCCATTGTTCACCACTTACATAAACCCTGTTGTTAATATAGGGACTAAAAATGGGGTTGTTTGTTAACTCACCTGATGCAAATTGATTGTCGGTAACTTGAACGTCTGCGTGACCATAAACATTGATATTAGGCC